AATCGTCCGGGTTGCCGATGCCGCGAATCGTCGACATCTGGAAGCGGATTACCTTCTGGCGGTCGATGATGTCGGGATTCGCCATCGCAACCTGCGTCAGGCTCTGCGCCGCCTGCTGGCGCATGTCATCGTCGACCGCGAGATACGAGCCAGCCTCCGGCTCGACTTCGAAGTCCGCCTGAATGTCAGCCGGGTCGAGCCGGATCGCGGTGACCTTGTCGCCGCCCGGCATCAGCAGCGCCCAGTCTGGCGGCGGCCCTTCGATCTGCTCGACGCGCTTGCGCAGACCTTGCCCCCAGTAGCGGTCCTCAATCGTCCAGCGTTGCGACATCTCGCGGCCTTGCTGATTCATCCACAGCTTCTTGAGGCCCAGCTCGCGCAGGTAGCGGTTGCGTCCGTCGAACTTGAATTGCGTGAGAGCGTCAGCAGCTTTCGAGGCGAGCAGCGCGGTGGTCGCGGTCTTGCCCGCCTGCGGATTCGAGGCCGTGCCCGGCGAGGTGTCGGTGAGCGTTGGCTCGGCGAGCGACATCATGCGCATGATCTGCGCCTCGCGCTCGAACGCGCCCGTGGGCAGTGGCGGTTCCTGCAGCGGCTTCACTCCGTTGAGATCGGCGACTACCAGCTCGCGGAAGAGGCCGCGCACCATCACCTCCGGCTCGACGTTCACGCCCTGACGGCGCAGGATGAAGGGCTTCAGCAGGTTGGTGATGTAATCGAAGTTCTGCGCCACGGTTAGGTTGTGCATCATGTAGAGATGGCGCAACAGGCGCGGCGTCGAATCGCCGTAGCTGACCAGCAGATCAGGCAGCGGGCACATGTCGGTGTAGGCGTACTTGCCGTAGAGATCGAACTGGTAGGGCATGCGACCGAGCAATCGGTCGCGCCACTTCTCCGAGCACCATGAAACGTAAATCTTGCCGTCCTCGCGATCCTGCGAGTGCTGCTCCAAGATGTTGAACTTTTTGCGCGGGCGCAGGTTCCTCGGCAGGTAGTACTCCTGCTCGCGCTCGCGGCCAATGGCGGCGTTGAACATGTCGCGCAGATCGTCGGCGGGTTCCTGATCGCGCACATCGGAATCTCCGCCCGTGTCGAGCAGCTCCTGCAGCGCCTCGGGATCGAAGGCGCGAGTCTCTTCCCCGGTCTCCGGGTCTTCGTAGGTGAGCATCGACATCTTTTCGAGCCAGAGGTCGTTCTCGGAGAACTGCTCGATGCAGTAAGAAGATTTCTGCAGCGTGCCCACGTTCGGCTCGATGTAAAGATCACCGTTGAAAATCCACTTCACGATGGGGCCTTCGTACTGCTTCAGCTCGGTCGGGATCGCGACCTCGGTGCCCGACTTCGCCATGAAGCGGGAGATTTCGTTGTCGTCCATCTCCGGCCCCATATAGCCGATGGCCTCTTCGATCTCGGGATAGCTCGCACCCTGCGAGCGCATGATCGCGGCGCGGTCGCGATAGACCACCTTGCCGCTTTTCATCAGCGCCTTGCGGAAGGTCATCATGCGCTGCAGCGTGTCCCAGAACAGTTTCGTGTACCCCCAGCCGAAGGCCTCGGAGGCGAGCACACAGCGCACATCGTGGAAGGCTTCGTCGGAGCGGGCGTACTGCTGCATGGAGAGAGCGGAGAGCGCATCCGCCGCCACGGGATCATCGCCCCCGGTATAGGTGAGGCGGTAGGGGTTCGCGGTCATGCGGGCCGCGTTGCGGCGGTAGATGATATTCAGGTCAGGCATCGCGACGTTGGTGCGCGATTTGTCCTCGGTCTGTGTGTCGACTCCGGCACGATCCTTTTTGTAAATGGGTGCGGTCTTGCACTTGATGGCACGCCAGACTTCCGTCATCTCATCGTGCAGGTTCTTCCGCATCCACTTGCGGCTCTCGTTGCGCCGCTCGATGATGTCGGTCACCATCCGGCTTTCGTTTCCTGTGGTGGGCTTTGAACGTGGCGGCATGTCAGTAAGAGAATCCCCGCGCCATGGGCCGGAAGTCTCCGGCGTGGTCCGGCTCGCGCTCGATGTAGATGGGGTTCGCCATCTCGATGTAGCGCAGGTTATCGGTCATGTGATTGCGCACCTTCACGGGCTTGCCCGTGGGGTCTTGCCGCTCCAGCTGGATGGGCTTGAGCTGCTGGCGGCGGTTGCTCTTCAGTTGGTGAATCAGTTCGGGGCAGCGGTCGCCGAGGATGTGGATGCGGCTGGTCTTCTCGAACTTGCCCGAGTTGCCCATGCGCTCGACCACCTTCAGCCCCTCGTTCACCAGCTCCACTCCGACCTGTCGGTCTTTCTTCGCATCATCGAAGTAAGGGCGGGTCACTTCCAGCTCGGCGAGATGCTTCTGGTAGCGCTGCTGATAGTTCTCCTGCTCGGGATCGTCGTTGGTGCCCTTGCCGAAAGCGCGGGCGGCGTAGTCGATCACGCGCTCGAAAATTTCTTCGTCGAAACTTTCCCTGCCGTGACGGTTCTCCGGGTTCTCGGCGGATTCGAGGTACTTGATGGTCTGCGCGTACTCGTGGATGTTCGGCCCGCGCTCATCCTGCGGGCAGGGGCCGGGCTTGCCGTGCAGGATGCCTTGTCTCCACTCGTAGCAGACCTTCGAGGGCCACAGCTCGCGGTAATACCAGCGGTCGCCCCATGAATCGGTAGCGCACCAGAGGAACGCATGCGGGATGCCGGGATGCGGATCGACCGCCATGCGCCGGGTCCACTCGGGCGGGATGTTGCGCACAGGCTCGACCGTCACCTCTTCGTGGAACTGGAACAGCAGCGCTCCCAGCGTCGCCTCAGCATCGATCTCGTACTCTTTCAGGTAGAGCGTGGGATCGGTCATGCGGCCATAGGCGGTGAGCGCCCATGGCGAGAGATGCTTGTTGATCTCCGGCACGAAAGTGGTTTGACCCTCGCCCTTGTCGGCATCGGCGGAGTAGTGCAGCCGCAGGATGGTGATGCCATGCTGATTTTTCCACGTGGACATCCCGACGTGTGGGTGCTCGACTACTTCATTCCCCAAAGAATGCGCTCTTTTCTTTTTGCTTGGCGCGAATCTCGGGCAGCGAGAGTTCGCTGTGCTTCACCTTGTGCGGCTTGCCCGCGACGATGGCGGTCTTTAGGTTGGGCGCGGGGATGTCGTGAATGTGACGGTACGCGGTCCACTTGCGGTAAGCCTCTTTCGATTTGAAATGCTCGGTCGGCATGGCTCACTCTCCGAAAAACGCGCTGCGGCTCACTGAGCGCGCACTGCGCGGACGCGGAGCGCGGCCCATGCGCTTGGCGGTTGGTCCCATGCCGCCCGCGACAATGCCGTCCGCGTTCGACGGTTTCTGCCACGACAACACCGGATTCGCCGGGCCGCTTGCAGCCTTGGGCATGGGAGACGTGCTGCGCCCGAGGTTGCCGTCGCTGTCGCCGATGGAGCGCGATCCTGAGATCGGGTTCGGCGTATTGATGGGGCCTCGATCCGCAGCTCCCATGCCGAGCGGCTGTGTGCCTCCCGTGCCGAGGTTTCCCGGCGTGGTCTTGCGCGGAGGCTGGGCCATGCTTCCCACCAGCGTCTTGCGCGGTGGCGCAGCAGTCGAGCCGACCGTGGTTTTAATAGGCGGTCGCCCCGTCGCACCCACGATGTCCTTGCGTGGCGTGGTGTTCATGGGTCCGGTCCTCGTCACGATGGGCGTGCGCCCGGTCGTGCCAACGGTAGTTTTGCGGGGTGGGAATGCCATGGTGCCTCCTCGTAGTCGTTGCTCAAGATGCGGGCGTAGATGGGCCGGAGTAGCGGGCGAAGCGTGCGCGGCCCTCACGCCCGCCATCATGTGATCGCGTTGCTTCGGATCGCCGAACATGTCTCACTCTCCAAAGAACTGGCTGCGCTTGCGTTGCTTCGGCAGTGCGAGACGCGCAGGCTTGGGAGCAGGCGGCTGCTTGAGCGATTGCATTGCCTGCGTCATGGGGTTGGCGGTCAGCTCCCTCTCCATCGCTGGAGCTACTGCGGGCCGCAGAGTTGGAAGAGACGCTCTACCGAACGATGCGCGGGCCATATCACTCTCCAAAAAATGCGGACTTCTTCTTGCCGCCTGCATAGCCCAGACTGCGCGCCTTGGCGCGAATCTTGGCCGCGAAGGCGGGGCCGTGGTGCATGGCGGCAAAGCCGACCGCCGCCGCCGCGTGCCGGGCGTCCGGCATCGGGTAGCTGCCCGTACCGGATTTTCCGGGCACTCCGCGTTTCGATTTAGGAACAGCTTCCTTGGCCTCTTCTGACAGGATCGCCACAGCTCCTCCTATCTCCCGCCCATGATTCCGACCGCGTGCGTACCCGCGACTTGGAGCAGGAAAGCGAGCAGACCAGCACCCCACGCCCAGAGCGCGAGCGGTGCTACTTTTGGATTCGCGGTGATGAGATAGACCACCAGCGCGATCAGAGCAACGAGCAGCGATAGATAGATCATCATGGATTTACCCTCCTAGTAGGCGAAAAGGCTTCCATCAGGGTTGAAGTTCAAGCGGCGACTGTTCGCGGTCGATCCCGACTGGAGCGTCCCCGAGATGTAGACGGCACCGTTCGGATTGTGCATAAACCCGTCCGAGGTCACGAAGGCTCCCGCTTTCTTGATCGCATTCGTCACCACTGCGCCGTCAGGGTTCAGGCGAAATCCGCCGCTGCTCAGAATGCTCCCCGAGGAGGTGGCCACGATAGCGGTATACATAGAGCCATCGGGGTTGAGGATGAAGCCTCTGCTGGCTAGAACGGCTCCGGGCTGCTTCACCGTCGAGATGGCCAGCGAGCCATCCGCCCTGATCGTGAACCCATCCGAGGTGAGCATTAGGTTCCGGTCATGGTCGTGAGCACACCGGGCGTCTTGATCGCACCGCCCGAGACTGGGCCGAGATCGGTGCTGTACTGCGCCACCAGCACCGCTTGCGCGCCAGCGCGATCCAGTGCGGAGACATAGACCTGCTCGCCTTGATAGGCCGCCAGCCCTACACTGGCCGCCACGCCTGCGTCGGTGTTGGCGTTTACGTTCTGTCCCGCCTTCATCATCAGCGAGAGGCGCTTCACGTTGAAGGCATAGGTGTTCACTGTCTGTATTGCCATAAATCCTCCTCAGCGTTTGCTTTCGTTGTGGAACCATCCGATTTCATCGGACGAGACCGCGATGATCTGCTTGCAGACCGGGCGCACCGCGTTGAACGATTGCTCGGCCTCGGGAAGGAAGGCGCTCTCATCCTGCAGGTAGCCGTGCGGGTGAAACAGGCGCACTTGGTTTTCGCCCTGCGGCACCGCGAGCACGTGCGAGCCGTTGGCGCGCTTCAGCTCGACTGAGTTCGAGACCACCAGCGGGTTGCGCTCCTGCATCCACTCCGGCTGACGGTTGAACAGGATGCGGCAGTAGTTGATCAGCTCGGTGGCCTTGTCTTCCTTCTCGGTCTGCAGAATCCAGAAGATGTGCGGGAACCACTGCGTCATCCACGCGATGTAGCCGCACGCGAGCCACGAGGTCATCATCTCCCGCGACTTGGGGATGAACAGCGTGTCGCACACCAGCATGTAGTGCAGGGCGATGCGCAGGTATTCTTTTTTGGGGAACGGCGCGACCGGAGGCGTGCCCTTCTGCATCCAGTGCATGTCCTCGGTCGCGGTGTGATCGGTCAGCCAGAGTAGAGGCCCGGCTTCGAAGGAGGCGACGCGCTGGGCGCATTGTGCCCATATTTGCCGCTGCGCGAGTTCCTTCTTGATGAGGATATTCGAGATGACACTCTCGCGGTTGCCGAGAGTGAGCGTGGGTGTGCTCATTGCGTGCTGGGAGTTCCGCCTTCGATGATCTTGGGCAACTGCCTGCGCTTGTGCATGGCCTCATCCTCGGGCCAATAGCCCTTTTCCAGATGGAACATGAGGTCTTCGTCGGAGCGCGCCCGCAGCTCGGCAGTCACATCGTTGACATCGAGCTGCTGCTTGGGCTTGCCTTCGCAGCGGTCGATGATCTCCGAGAGCGCCATGATGCGGGTCTTGTCCAGCTCGGGATCGGGATCGAGCGCACAGTCGATGAGCAGGTCGGCGATGCGCTCGGCGTAGGTCTTTTTGGTCTTCAGGTCAATCGACGCCAGCTTCTCGCGCAGGGCATGCGTGACCAGCGTGCACATCTTCGAGCCGCCGCGCCCAGCCGGGTTGGCGTTGTTGCCCGGCTTAAACTGTTTGCCGCGATGGCTCAAGTTAGGGTGCTTGCTCAGTTTGTCTTCGGGCATCACGAACCTGTCATGGTGGTAGCGGCACCCGCGAGCACAAGCGTCGGGCCTTGAATGTTCGCCACCACCTCGTTGTTAGCGGCTGCCTGTGCTTGAAGGACGCCCACGGCGGCGGCGGCGGATTGCGCGATCACGTTGACCGAATCGCCGCGTGAGTGCCCGACTTTGAGCCGCGATACCAGCGTGACGGTGGCGCGGTAGACATTGGCGGTTTGGACTGCCATGGGCGTCCTCCTTCAGCGCACTCTGTGGTGCTTGTTGGGAGTCTCGGGATGCTGGCTGGGCGCGTCCTCCTCGTCCTCGGAATGCTTAGACGGCGCGGACGGCGCGGCCTGTTTCTTCGGCACGGCTGAAGGCTGCACTATGTTGGTGTCGAGGTAGACGCCGTCGAGGACCATGGTCCCGCCCGTGATATTCGCCACGTCAGTGGGATCGAGTGTGCTGTCGAGGATAGCGCGGGCGGAGTCAGGATCGAGCGCCGCCACGTTCACCGACGAGCCGGAATGGTTGCCCATTGCGATTTGAGAATTGAGCAAGACTGAAAAACTGTAAACTTTGATTTGTTCAGCCATGATTGACCTCGCTTGAAATTTTCACCATGCGCCGCCTGCGGGAACTAACTGCATCACGGTCGTGCCGGACGAGTCCATGCGCTTCCATTCGCGGGCGCGAACGAAAGCCAGATAGCGCTTGCCCCTGCCCACCCAGCGCGCCTCGACGTAGCGCACGTATTCGCCCTGATCATCGCGGAACACGATGTGGTCCTCGACGAGGGTGTCGGCTCTGCCGCGTGAGATGTGGCGGTGGTGGCGGCAGTCGGGAAGAATCCCGTTTGTTTCCAGCTGGAAGGCTTGATTCGGGGTGAGAATGCAGACGCCGTTTGTGTGCACCGGGAGAGACACCTACGGTTCAGGTCATCAGGACGCGGTCTTGCGAGGCTCGCGCAGTGCCTTGACTGGGGTTGCCTGAGGCGATGTCGGCAGTCTTGGGGAAGCCGAGGGGATGATACCCTCGTTGGCTCAGAGAATGCACCCTCGGGCGGGGAAAATGCAAGGGCAAAAAAAATAATCGCCGGGAATGGGCGGTGAGGGTGTTTTTTTCTTTTCGAGAGAAGTAACCCTCGCCTTCGCCACGGCGACTCTGGAATTGTAGCACCCTCGGAAGGCGGGTGCGGGACGGCACCCGCCGTGTCGCCATCGGGAATGACCCGACAGTTATCCGAGATCGATTGGCTTGAGACCCTGCTCGCTGCAATAGTCGCGGGCATCCTGCTCGGTGAGGAAGTTGCACACCTGTATGTCGTAGGGCAGCCCATCGGGCGTGCAGTCGACCCACTGCGAGCCGCTCCACGCCTTCGTGATGGTTCGCGCCGGGTGGAAGATCACCCAGCGGTCGAAGATGCCCTTGCGCAGGACGCAGAGTTCGCTCATTGCCTTCGCCTCCGCTCCCGCTCTGGGGACGATGCCAGCAGCTTCTCGATCAGCGGTTGCAGGTCACTCAGCTTCGCCCGCGATTCCGCGATAGCTTGCCAGAACGTGAGCTGAGGTTTTGCGGCGGCGGTGGCTGCCAAGCAGCCCATCAGCACCATGGCGCATCGCGGATCGCGACAGAACTCATAGGCCCACATGTGCTCCTTGAAGTCAGGGAGCGCGAGCGCGCCATGCAAGTCGACGTTCCCCTGCGTCTCCCAGCCGCCATCGATGCCGCGCAGATACTGGGCAATGCCCGCCGCCGAGCCGCGCAGCCCCGCCGCGATCTCGGGGAAGTGTTCCTCGCAACGCTCGGCGATGTTCTTCAGGTGATCGACATAGCGCACGATGTCGACGCTCGCCTCATAGCAGGCCTGCACGATGTCGGCTTGCTCGTGGAACTCAATTTTCATGCTGCTCATATTTCACCTTTTGGGCGCGCTTCGCCCAATACTCGAAGTTCTTGCGCAGGATCGGAGCGCACTGCGTCACCTTGCCGCCCTCGATCACAAAGCCCGCGCAAAAATAGTGCGTGGTCACCTGATAGAGTCCGTCAGTGAGTATCGTCATCAGCATTGAACGTCGCCGTCCCCACAATCCCCATCGATTCCCGCAAGGCATCCATGGTGAATTCCAGAACCATGTACGCCTCGGGCGGTCCCTTGGTGTGCATGGTCAGCCAGTCGATCAGCTGCATGCTGGTTTTCTCCAAGCGCTGCTTCAGCTCCGGCGTGAGTTCAATCGTGTGAACCTGCGTGCCGGGCTTGCGCAGCCCCGCCTCGAATTCCTTGGAAGTTTTCACGATGTCGCCGCCTTCTTGTAGTGTGCTCGGAACAGCTCATGGCTCTGCTTGACGGTGCCAGTGAAGATGCGCCGGGGCATCGCGCTTTGGTATTTCGGGTAGAGCTTGTCGACGGCGCGCAGCAAGAGGCGGTCCCAGTCTTCACGGTCGATGAGCGAACCGCAAGTGTCGCACGCCATCCATGCGCCCAGCGAGTTATAGCCCGGCACCATGGGGAAGCTGGGGCATTCGAAGCGGCGCTTGGGTTCGGGCGTGCTGCAAAAATCGCAGATGTTCTCTCCTGCTCGTACTTCCCTGAGTTCCATCACTTGCCTCCCAGCTCGGGCGGCTTCGTGCCCTTGCGGTAGTACTTGATCGGCGGGCGCGTCAGGAACTCGGTGGTCTTGCCGAGGTAGTCGAGGAACGCGCCGAACGCGCAGCCGCGCACATGGCCGGGCAGAATCTGGCAGCACTCGATGCAGCGCGGGGGCAGGTCTCTAACGCCGCGCTCCAGCAATTCTCTCTCGTAGGCCAGCAGCACCCGGCGTATTTCGTAGTTCCAGCGTATCGAGCGCATGGACCGGAAGGTCATAAGAACATTCAGCGCGGCGGCGATGATGGGGAGCGCGATGATGACGTAGCGATACATCAGGCCGTCCCTCCTCCGCTTCCGCCTGTCAGCTCTTTCATGCGCGCATCCATCGAGCGGTCCTCCAGCCTGTCAGCGGTGAAGCGCAGCTTCTCGACCAGCATCTCGCGCAGCTCGTCTGGCATGGCCGTGCCCGTGTCAAAAAGTATGGGCGAGAACAGGACGCCCACGCGGCCACCCTGAAACAGCTTGATGAAGCCGATGGTGGCAGAGGTATCGTCGACCACTTCCTCCCGGTCGTACTCCTGCTTGATGACGCCGTCGACAAATTTGGCGGGCTTCATAGCGCTCCATCCTTGGCCGCGAGCCAATGCACGAACTCCGAGGCGACGGCCTCAGCGGTCTGGCCCGCATAGTTGTCGGCGGGCTTCTCGTCGAGGAACTCGTTGAGGCGGTGAAGGACGTGCTGCAGCACGATCACCGTAATTCGCTGCTCGATTTCCGTGGGCATTATTTTTTCCCCTGCAGCCCGGCAATGGGTGGCGTGTTTCCGAGGGTGCAGCCGCAGTTGGTGCAGAACACCAGCCAGACAGGCGCTTGCTCGCTGCGCCAGATGCCCAGCTCCTCGATCACGCTCATGCACTGCGGACAATGCGGGCGCTTCGACTGGGCGACGGGCGAGCGGCGATCCTCGACCTTGCCGATGCTGAACAGCTTGCGGAAGGCCTCCGCATCCGCGATGGGCGTCTCCGAATACGCGATGGTGACGGTCAGCTTCGCGGGCAGTCCCTTTTCCCACGGGCCATCGTTGAGGTTGATTTCGAGCGGCTTGTTTTCCTTCACCAGCCTGTGCACATTGCCCGCATCGATCACGCACAGCAGCAGCTTGCCGTCTGGGCCTTCGCCATAGAGTCGGTTCATTGTCCACCTCGGTTCTCGTAAACGCGCTCGAACTCCATGGGCGCGATGCGCTTCTCGACCGCCACAGTTTCATTTGCCTCGAAGACGAAACGCAGGCCCTGTGGTTTGAAATAGAGGCAGCCCACGCGCTGCCCGTTGCGGTAGGCGACGATGCACTGCTCTCCCGAGAGCACGGCGTGCGGCTCGATGCGCAGGCCCGTGAATTTGTCCGGCAGCTCACGCCCCATGCGGCGGCCCCCCTTCCTGTTTCGCGATGAACTCTTTCAGAGTCGCGAGCATATCAGCGCGCTGGGCGCTCGACAGGTAGAACATGTCGCCGTGCTCGCCGTACTCGAAGATCATCAGCATGAAGCCGTAGCCGGGCGGCATCTGCTCCTTGAGAATGCCGCCCACTTCGCGCAGCGCCCGCTCCGCGCCCGCGTGGTGAACTTCGTAGGATGGCAGCTTTGTATTGACAGGATTGTCCTTACTCATTGTCTTAGTCTCCGTGCCATATGCTGAAACAGCTCCGCGATGTCATCGCACATCTCCGCCATGTCGGGATTCTCCGAGGCGGTGGGCGAGAAAAACACCGACAGCCGCTTATGCCCATGGTGCAGCCCGACCGCGCACAGCACGCTGAAGTGATTCGAGTACGCCACGTCCGTCAGGTAGATGAAGCGCCGCTTGACCGCCTCGGGCCACTCGGTCTGCTCGTCGCCGCTCTGGATTTCGACTTTCATGCGGCGGGCACCAGTTCGAGGGCTTCGCTGTAGCACTCATCGAGCGCCTTCAGCGCCTCCGCGCCTTGCTGCTCCGCCATCTCGCGCAGGTAGGGCATCCCCGTGTCAATCGAGTGCATGATCTCGGCGCGGGTTGCCGGGCGTCCCTGACAGAAGAACAGCACCTCCTCGGGCGGCCCAATGCGGAAGACCACGTTCGAGCGATCCTGCCGATGGATTCGGTAGCTGCCCGTGATCCACACCATCGCCACGCCGGGGTTGCGGTCGAGGTGCGCCGGGTTTTTATATCCGCCCTCGGGCAGATTATTTTCCCGGCGCTCGACGGCGGGCTTCGAGAGAAAGGGGCACGCGGTCGCGGAGAAGATCGCGCAGTCGCGATGCGCGGGCGGCTCGCCCGAGGTGCGATTGACCGCGCACATGGGGCCGATGACGAAGGCGAGAAAACGACCGAGCACGCCGCCGCATACCCAGCACAGTCGATTCGACACGGCGAGCTTCATCTTGCGGGTGTCGACCACGCGGAAGTCGGGATAGTCGCCGGGCTGGATGGGATCAGAGATCGAGGCGAAGGCGGAGCCGTCCGCGTGAAACATTTCGACAAAAAACGGGATGGGGAAACCTCGCGCATCGACCGGAAGGCGTGCGATGCGCGAGGGCAATGGGGGAAGCGCGGGATGCAGAGCAGTTTTAGAGTTCACAGCTTTCTCCTTTTTTTCAAAACAGCCCATGCCAGACCAGACCCGACCAAACCGCACCATACCACGGCTCGCCTCACCGTACCGGAGCGTGCCATAGCAGACCCCACCACGCTTGAGATTCTTAAATTCCTGATCTCGTATCCTCAGCACTCCATTGACCCGACTTTTTCCAAAAACCGTGCTCGTCGCTTCGCATCCAAAGCAAGTGAGAAATGACTTCATCGGTCGGGCACATTAAACCGCAGTGCGTGCCCTGATAAAAACCCATGGGGTGCAGACAAAGGGCGCAAAGCACCTTGCCCGTGTTCGCGTAAGCTCCGTTGTGACTGATCGCGAGCGTGGGCAGACCTTTGCGAAAGTAGTAGTAGACGCCCGAGCGCTTGGACTTCTCGATGAACATTCCCGAGAGCACGTAGCAGTTGAACTGATGCTCGTTGACGCGCTGCTTGAGAGACTCCAGCGCCTTGAACTCCGCCTCAGCCGTCTGGTGCGCATCCTGCCGCACCATCATGCCGCGCACCATTTTGCGCAGCCGCATGCCCGCATCCCATTCGCGCCATGCTACCGGGCTGCCGCCTTCGGCGTCGATGATCGAGACCGAGCCGTCTCCGAGCACGTGCCACGAGTTGCGCACGCGGATGTGACGCTCGCGCAGGTGCCGCTCCATTTCGGTGCGGGGCGCGGCCTCAGCGCGACGGTGCTCCTGCGCCATGTGAAAGATTTCCGCCAGAGGCACACCCGACGCCATCACCAGATCGGGATTATTTTCCGTGCCTACGATGGGGATCGGAACGCCGCTCAGAAAGTCGTGCTCCTCCGCGATGCGGTTGACGCCCTCGTAGGTGTCATCGTAGGTAACCGTGCGCCCCTGCGTCACGTGGAAGGCCATGAGGGTGATGTATTCCTCAATCGCGTCACGCAGCTCCTGCTCCCTGAGGCTCAGGCCGCAGATGACGAGCAGCTGCGCCTTCGCATCGCTCAGGATGATGTCAGGATCGCTGGCAGCCCGCATAGCGCGGTTGCGCTTCTCGCGCTCGCGGAACATGCGGTTGCCGAGGCGCTGCATGTGCTGCTCGGAGCGGAAGCCGAGGCGGGCGGCGTTCTCGGGAGAAACGGGAATAGGTACATCCGCCATTTACTCTCCGTCGTCGTGGTGTTCCGTGGGGTCTTCCTCGCGCTGCCTTTCGCGCTCTAGTTCCGCCTCAAAATCATTTTCCCCACCCTCGCCATCGTCGTACTCGCTCTCTTGAGCGCGACCTCCGGCGACGGGAGCGACGGCAGCCAGCTTGGCGGGTCCAGCCTCGACGCGGCAATAGGCGCGGCTCGCCTGTTCCATTTTCATGCGGTCGCCGACGAGCGCATCCTTGGGCTTTTTGCCTGCGCGTTTCGGGTTCTCGACGATCAGCTCGTCGGTGTCCTTGTCGTAGCCGATGACGCGGTAGGTGCGCTTGCCCCGTTCGAGGAAGACGGCGCACTTCTGCTCGCAGAGATTCTTGAAGAGCTTCTCAACCTCGGTTTTGCCTTCGGGGGTTTGGGTTGCGATGGTTTTCTTTTTGTCGCCGTGATGGATGTGCAGCAGTTCGATTTCCACTTCTCACCTCTTTGGGCGGAGGGTAAGTCCGCCCCGTTCTCGGATCGGTCCACGGGAGGCCAAACTCGTGGCAGACCTCCCGTGCAACATCGTACAGGTTCTTCATGCCACCGCCACTGCGGCACCGTTCGATGCGTTCGCCTTGGGCGGAGGTGGCGGGGTCTTGCCTGCCTTCTTCGCATCCGCGACCGCCCTGCGCCGACTCATCTCCGCCGAGCGCTGTGCCTTGGTCATCGATGCCCAGAAGTTTTTAATCCCGCTGGTCATACGGGCGATTTGCGCCTTTTTCATGCGGAAGCCGGACTGCCTGCCGCTCCTCGCAGCCTTGACTTGCTTGGCTAACGACTTCTGTTTATGCAGACGGTTGTATTCGCGCCGCTCCGCCGCCGACATGTTCTTGATCATTTTGGGGCGGCCCTTCTTGACGGGCTGCTCGCCCGCCTGTTCCGCGTGGAACCTTGCCCAGCGCTCGCGTTGCGCCTTCGCAATCGCCTTGCGCGCCCGGACGCTCAGTGTGCGACGAGTGCGTGGACGAACATAAAGCGCCTCGCGTGCCGCGAGTCCAGCTCGATCCGCTGCTCCTCCGCCAGCTGACGTGCCGACTTCCCGCATTTCGAGCAGTAGTTCGGAAGCCCCCAGCTGTTGCCGTAGCGTCGCGGCTTTAAGCCGGAGTAGTTCACCCACCCGGTCGGCAATGTCGGGGAGAGCAAAGTGATTGCCCGCCTGCGCTGCAAAGGCGTTAATGTGGTCTTCAACGGTGCGATAAAAGTACCCGAAGTTGAATTCGTTTTCGATCTCGGAACCACTGCTAGGCTGGACATGCTGTTTTCTCCTCATACAATTTTTGAGAGTTCCTTTCGTTGGGAGTGGACTACGGGGCAAACTGCCCCATTGTATTACTCCCTCCTTTGTTCCCTGTCAAGTACACCCTAGGCCTCTTCGTCAAAGGCTACGGTCTCGGTCTGGAGGATATGCACCCCGTACAGAGCAAGAATCGTCCAGATCGACTCCCCTGCCTTGACCGCGTCGGGGAGCTGCTCCCACCATGCGCGGGCTTTGGCGAGACGCTCGGGGCTGGGCAAAATGACTTTCATGTGCGCAGCCTCCGTTTGCGGGCGCGGGGAAAGTGCCGCTTGAAAATCTTCCCGCCCGAGCGGATTACGCCGCAGCGCTGACATACCTTCGAAGTCCCTTTCGGGTTGGGGAGCCAGAGGTGTTTATGCTTCTGGTTTGGGGACGGGTTCCGCATGGGTTGCCTCCTTGGGTTTCAGGTCGGGGTGTCTGCGTCTCCAGTTGAGGGCCATGAGCCGGAGGTGTTCCGCCATGCGCCCGGTAAATTCGGTGCGCTCGATGCCCAGCGATTTGTTCGACAGTGCGAGCGCGCAGATGCCGCACACGTCTCCGGTCGTGCCCTTCGAGGTGGTCAGGGGTGCGAGGTAGGTGAAGGGATAGAGCCAGTGGCACTCCTCGCACTGGTTGGTTCGACTGCCGGACTTCATGGTGCTCCTCCGTTTGCGTTTCTCAAGAGTGAGGGCGAGATGCGCCTGACGGCACAAGACTCGCGCCAGATCGAGGGCCTGCTGGATGGAGAATACGATATGCCCGACTCCGTTCTCGTCCGCTTCGAGGTCGGGGTGGTTGATCACGATCTCGTTGTGCCGATTCAGGCCGACTTCGAGGGAACCTTTTTTCATAAAATCACCGGATGTACCGCAGCAGAAACGTTACCAGAGCGCCCAGCTGGTAGGCGCACTTTTCCGAGCACGCGATCTCGACGAAGTGCGCGCCGCACTCATCGCGGTGCATGTCCTTCACGCTCTCGGTGCAGTCGCACTCCCAGCGCTTGCCGCAGGCGGGGCAGATGTGGGTCATGCCGATTTCTCCTGTGCGACTTTGCGGGGCGGAGGCGCGGGCGAATGCAGGGTAAACTCCTTCGCCAGCTCCGCGAACGAGATCGCGAAGGGAATGCATTGCGGGTAGCGCCCGAAGGCCCAGCCCTCTGCCACCGCCATCACGCGAAACACGCCGCGAGTGGGATGCATCCAGCGCTGCCCCGCTTCGAACCTCATGCCGATTTCCCTCCGCCGCAGAGTGCCTTCACCTTCTCGAAACACTCCGGGCACAATTCCCTGCGCCACGGACGCTGAATCCGGTCAGCCATGATGCACACCCAGCCCTTCGGGGCCTGTGCGAAAGCCCCGATGAGGTCCGCAGTCTTGCCGCAGGCGTCGCAATGAATGCGCTTCACGCCGATTTCCCTCCGTCCGCCCGCTTCAGCTCGCGCTCGATCTCGGCCCGCTCCGCCGCCTTGCGTTGCTCGATCTGCTCGCGGGTGAGCTGCAGCGCCGGAGACACGAAACGGGGAGAAATTTTCGGTTTCGTGTCCTTGACTTCGGGCATTGCCTTGATGACCTCGCCCGCCTGCTTCATCACCTCGCCGAAGCTGACAGGCTCGCCCTTCGCTGCAATCTCCTCGGGGCCGGGCCGCAGTGCGAGCGCCGGGGCCGGGGTGAGAGCTGCAGGCTGATCCGCCGCCAGCGGGAACTCGTTCCAGCCCGCCACAAAATCCCGCAGCAGGAATGGGAACTTATCCTCCGCCAGATCGCGCAGCGCCATCAACCCGCCAATGCGCCGCAGTGCATAAACCGTTCGCGGGGGAAGAGGCGGCGGGGGCACGAGGCCTTTGCCTCTCACGTACACGGGCATCGAGTCCGTGCCGTGCTTCTCGACATACACGAGCACCTCCTCCCACGCCGCATTCGCCCCGACCGACTCCAGCCGCTTCTCCTCAACCGGACCCTCGCCCGCCAGCTTGCGCAGCTCCGCGATCTGCGGGAAGTACACCAGCTCCCGGCGCGCCCTGACAAACGCCTGCTCCAGCCGTTCACGGGGTAAGTCGCGGAGGTCTTCCACGTACATCTGCAGCCGCTGCTTTTCCACCTTCACGTCCTTCACCACCGTCAGCAGCGTCAGCTGTTCCGCGATCCACCGGGAATAGCTCGTTGAGGTTTTCGATGTTTTCTCGGAGTCGCTGCTCCGAGGGGAATTCTCTCCGTTGCTGGCCATTCGCTCCTCCTGCTTCCTTCCACCTCGACTCCCACGTCACCATCGCCTGCTTCCAGTCCTTCATCGGCCCCTGCTTCGTCCTCCACCCCCGCGTCCCATTCCACGCCACAAAATCCTTGCCCGTGAAGTGATACCCCTTCGCCGCGATCTCCGCATCCGCCTCTGCCTCGCTCGGCGGGGTGAATTTTGCTGCGGGTGAACTTCGGGTGACTTTGTTCACCTCTTTGGGTGAACTTTGGGTGACATTATTCACCACTTTGTCACCTTCCACCACTCCCAGCACAGCGCCCACGAGCAGACCCTTCAAGGTCAAGCCTCTGGCCCGGCGAAATTCCTTCACCCGCTTCGCCAGCTCCTCATCCACCCCTTTTACATGCCACTCCGCCATTTTCCACTCCCTCCCATAGCATCCGAATTATCAGCTCCTCTGGGCTAACCCCTTCACTCTCAGCCCGTTTCACGATCTCCTCGTAGAGGTCATCGGGAAAATCCTTGATCACCCAGTCCTGTGTCCCGTCGTCATATCGCGTGACCTCAAGCCCATCTTCCTCAAAAACCTCCGCTACCTTCCTAGTTTCTCCAGCCATCTGTTCCTCCTCAAGAACGCCTAGCGATTTTTAGAAAATTTTTATAATTTCTGAGACTCCCAACCCTCACTGCATGAAGCCGTTGCAGACCCGAAGGCCTCATTAGCCCATACGGATTCCTTTGTGCGCTCTGCCCTGACGGAGGGTAAATATAAACGGGCCGTACCCGTCGAGCGGGGGTGACGTGCCCGGTTCCTATTGGCGGAGGGTCGAGTAACCTGAGGAGGGTTACCGAAAAATGCGAAATAGGTGCATCGCACCTCACGATGGTTCGCATTGAACCACCGACGCCTATGATGGTAAACGGGTTAGGCATGATTCGCGCTCCATTCCGCACGCTTTGCACACGGTCACTCCTGCCACAGCTTGACGCAATCCGGGCAGCGTCTGGCCACATCCTTCTCGCCCACGCGCACGATCTCCCAGCCATCCTCGCAGCGCTTCCCGCCACACACCTGCCGGGCTGAGACCCTGCGGTCTGAAAGTTTGCTATCTCCTTCAGATACATAGTCATAGCGCACGTCATAGAGCCAGTCTTCCCAGTTCTCCGGCTGTGCCTTTGACAGTACACCAGCACCGCGAGCCAGTATTGACGCGGCTGAAAGCTCAATCGTGCAGCTCCGAGATCGCGCACGGGCCTCGATGCTATTGATTAACGTGTTTAGAATGATATGGTTAGGGGGAATGTGCAGGCGGGTTAAAATTGCGCCTGCAAGTTCGTCGAGGGCACTGGACTTGGCACGACGGTTCTCCGCATTGTCGTTTTGACTTTGAGGGTCAGGGGTCTGGGTGTTTTCACGCTGCGGCCCCTGTGTATATTCTTTTCTACTCTCACCATGTAGAGTTCCACTCCCTTCCCTTCCATTCCCCTCCCTTCCCGCGTGAGTGCTCACGGAGTCCTCACTGAGTGTTCCACGAGTACTCACAGAGTCACTGAGTGCTCCCTGATTGCTCACTGAGTCCTCACTGTGTTCCGGCTGGAACCTTTTGCGCCTTCGTCCATTCTTTTGATGGAGTTGCGCGAGCTGTCTTGCTTCCGAGCATTCCGGTCTGCCGCAATGACAGAGGAATTCCTCCGGGTCAGTCTCAGTTGGGCTGGGTGGAGAAGTGCAGTGCGAGGGTCGGTTGATCACCTGATGCCGGAGGAAGTGCGGAATGCGAAGCCAGCGCTGCGTTCGGGAAGATGGGTACTCGCGGTACTCGTACAGCTCAATGACGCCCACGTCTTCGAGTTCTTGCACCATCGCCTCGACCATGGTGGCGCTGATGTCGTCGGCGGGGAAGACTTTGCCCTTGAGGTTGGCGAAACTGTACTGGAGTCGCCCGAGGTCATCGCAGTGCGGGAAGAGGCCGAGGAAGAGAAAGCGGGCCTCGACAGAGCACTGGATCAGCTTCTCATCGTGGAAAAGCTCGGCCTTGAATGTTCGTATGCGCGCCATCGTGTGATCCCCAGCAAGCGAAGAGGCGCGGCACACGTTGGCAGATGTGTGCGCACGCCTCCGTCATGGGTTCCACACGGCGAGAGGCTGGTGTTTCAGCCTGCACAACTTTGGGAGAAGCGCAGGCCTGAGGTTATAGACC